AGTGTTCCTCTTTGGAAGGTCACTGGTGAAAATGTTGTCATACCTGGAACTTGGTGCAACGTAGTGTTGTATCCACCTTCACGGTATCCAATGCTCTGTGTATTAATAGATAACCCAGAGATATTTGTAAATCCTCCACTAAAAGTAGTGAAGTCTTTTGTTGCATACGCCTTAGTTTCTGCTGGCGTAAATTGCGCATAGAATCTAAAACTGCGAAGTGGGTCTGTCGCAAGTTTAGAAAAGCGCGAGATATTACTGGTGGCCATGTTTTATTCTCCTTACGCCACAGTGACGGTGCTGCCACCATCATACTGACCGATTTTGATAACAACGAATTCAGCTGGTCGTTGGAGGGCCACTCCAATTTCCATATTAACTTCTCCATTGTCTACCTTGATAAGTGGGTTCGTTGAAGCGTCGCACTTAACAAAGAATGCATCTGCTGGGGTTGCTCCACGTAGACCACCTTGTGACCAGTAGTCAGTTAGGAAGCCTTCCAGAGAAGCTGTGATACGACGCCATAATACTGCATCGTTAGGTTCAAATACTGCAAAGGTTGTTAAATCAGTTAGCGCTTTGCGTAGATAAATTAGGGAACGACGAACTGGTACATAACGGTCTGCGTATCCTGCTTTAAGAGTACGAGAACCCATTACTACAATTCCTGAACCTGGGATAAAACGAATAGCGTTTACAGGTGCAGCGGCACTGTTCATTGTGTCTAAGTTAGCGTTAGTCAACTTAGTAACAGCAACTGCTCCAGCAATTCTATTGTTTACACCAGCTGGTGCCTTGAATACTCCACGAGATACATCTGTTGAGATGTACTGTCCGACAACTGCTCCACCGCAGAATGCTGTTTCTGTAGCTCCTGGGCTTGAAGATGTTGGGCTTGGAATAGTTAGGTTAGGGTAATACACAGCTCCAAGAGAAGAGCTTGTATAAGCAGCTGCACGTGTCATTTGATTTGCTACTGTATCGTTCATAGCATCAATAACTACAAACACATCGTCGCGTCCTTCAGCATAAGAAAGGATGCTGTTAATAGCAGCTGAAGATGTAACTCCAGGTGCGTTAAGAACTAGTGCGTTAGTTACTGTGTCAAAAGCAGGCATTGCGTTTGCAACATCTGATTCTGTTACAGATGAACCGTTGCTTCCTGATGCAAGTGGTTCTAGTGATACCACTCCTGGGTTTCTTGTTCCACCAGTTGCTGCAGAGTTTGCATCTACAGCTGTAATGATAGTTGAGGTGTTGTTAATAGCAGTAGGAGCATAACGAGCATCTCCAACTGTCATATTCAAATCAGTAAAACGTTCAGCAAGGAAAGCTGAAGTTGTTCCACCGTTATAAACTGCTACATCAAAGTGGTTAGCTAGTGAAGAGTTAGTGATTGTGATGTAAACACTATTTCCCCAAGTACCAGCGTTTTTAGCAAAGATTGTTAATGTTGGGTCTGTTGTTGCAGAACGGTCATCAAATGAACGTGTTGCAGGAGCAGCAGCACCAGCAGTTACTCTCTTAATCCAAGCTTGGTTTCCACCATTTGCAAAGAATAAGTAAACAGCAGTTGTTAAAGTATTTAAAGTACCCCATGAACCGTACAGGCTAGTGTACTGAGTCCACGAAGTAACCAATGTTGGGTCTGTAGGACCCTTGTCTGCAGCGCCAATAAATGCAGCAACCGAAGTTGATGCTGGCCCTGCTAATGGTGGGATTGGATTGAGGGTTTCCTCAACATACACACCAGGGCGTAGATAAGACATTAGGTGTTCTCCTTAGTTTAGTTTCATTAGGCGACGAATATTAGATTTCTGATAGTCCGGATGGGATGTTCGTTGGGTTTTCGTTTATCAGTACTTCTTCTACCCATGCAACGGAATCTCCGCTATCTGGGGTACTTTCGCTTGTTACAAGAACAGTAAACACGTTTCGGAATAACCGACGTCCGTCTTCTACTGTGTCTCGTTTAGCGAAATCTTGTAGGATGATGTGCCTGTAGGAAGTTTGAGTTCCTAACTCATTTGGCACTGGCAAAAAACCTCTGTTAGCAACAAAATCATTGTTTAGTAAGTGAGCGATAATTGCTCTGTCGTGACGAGGATGACGAGAGTAACTAGTTATTTGATACATTAAATCCCAAGCAGCTGGAACTTCGTATTCAAAAACTTCTCCGCTTGAAGGTGAGACAGTTCCTTGCCTATCGTTATCAATAAAAAATCCAGATGCTTGTCTGTAGTTAGCCCACTCTACGCCAATTAATTCAATTGTTACGTAAGGATAAGACTGGTTTCTTAATTCTGGGTCAGGGTTAGAAAACCATGCTTGAACAGAGCGAGTGTTGTTTTTTTCATCTGACACCACTATTCCTTGCATTAAATTTTTTAATGCTTGGTCCTCAGCAATAATAAAACTCATGGAAGAACCCCCTGGTCAAATAGATAATCTATAGATGTGTCTACAAGAGAATTTTCAACGCTAGTTTTGTTTGCTTTTGCAAATTTTCTGAACACTGGGGTAGGTGGAGTGACTCCATCGCCGTACTCGAGGTTCTCTACTCGTGTTGATACGTTTTCTGGATACTCGACGTCCATAGAAGTATCTGTAATCACTACACGAAGTTGTTTTGTTAATGCCACAGGCCACCCAGCAGAAAGTGCGCTTTTTCGCAGAGCTTGGGTTAAGGGCTTATTTAAAGTCTTAGTAGACTGAGTAAGAGCGGGAATTAATTCTTTGTTAGTCATTTACGCCGTACCACTTTACTTGCTAACGCCCCTATGGCTAATCCTACCCAGAATGAACTAATACCCTTACGGTCAGTAGCTGCATCTGCGAACCCTCGAGCAAAGTCTGCTTCAGTAGGCTCCGAGACTTTTCTTTCTTTGTCTCTGTACAAATAGGACATAGCAATCTCCAATGGAGTATCAGGGTCGAACGCAAGGGGTACAGCTGTGATTCCCGCATGGAATCAGTTCAATAATAAAGCAAAAGGCCCCCTTTCGGGGGCCCAAGCTTCTACTTCTTTTTGTCGTCCTTATCGGACTTCTTTACTTTTTTAATAATTTTGGCGTCAATTTTCTTATCTTCAGCCATAGACTTTGGTTTCTTCTTCTTGCCGTGAGCCTTATCAGCCTTCTCAAACTTAGCCTTTTCGTCTTTGTCGAAACCAGCCTTCTTGAGCATTTTGGCGTCTTTCTTTTCATCTTTGGCTTTTGTGTACTTGCCCTTTTCAAATGGTTTAGCCATTAGGGTCCTTCTTTCCGCAACCGCAGTTGCCGCATTTGCACTCTGGCATTACATGCCTTTCTTTTTTACCATAGAAGACTTCTTGCCCTTTGCGGGAGCTGCCTTCTTAGCAAACTTTTTATTTGCTGCCTTTACAGTTTTCATGCCGTGCTTGTCTTTAGGTTTACCGCAACCACAGGTAGCGCACATTATTTTTTACCTTTCTTAGGTTTAGCGACTTTGTTTTTTCCTTTACCTTCAGGAACACAGTTTGGAACTTTCTTTCCATTCTTGTTCTTGAATCCTACTTGGACGTATCCGTCCCAACATGGGTTAGAGCCGCTTGCCATTACTTACCCTTCTTGTGGGAGTTGCTTGGCTTACTGTGCCAATCTTTAACTGCCTTAACACCTTGCTTAACAGTCTTTGCTCCACCAACCTTAGTTAGATTAATCTTATCGTACTTGCCTGTTTTTTGACCTAAGTGGTCAACAATAACTTTGTCTTTTTTCTTGTAGACAACATGACCGGTACCTCCAGCTTTAAGGGTGGCAGGCTTTTCTTTCTTTTTCATTTTGCGCCTCGTTTGTATCTGATAGTAGCTTTTGGTTTACGAACAATTCCGCCCTTTTTCTTTCGAGCCATGGCTCCACCTGACTTGTACTTGCTACCAGTCAAAGCGATGCTCACTGACTTTTCAGGGTTCTTACCTGCTGATTGTCCAATACGTTTTGCCATGTTTCCTCCTTATGCTTGGGCGTACGCCAAGAACTGGGTATCGTTAACCAGCTCATCTGGCATAACTTGAATTAGGTCCATAAGTATCAAAGTGTGACGCTCTGACACAACACCAGACTGTTGAGCTTTAATTGGTCGATAGACTTGTTCTTTCCATACAATTCTGTATTTATTAGTTAAATCAATTGTGTTTTTAATAATTCCTCGTTGAGTAAAGAGGTCTGGACTAGCTGTCTTTAAGTCATCAATGTTTAAAGTCATGTGCAAAGTATCAGCGTTATAGAAACCTCGCTCATTTTGAGCTCCAGTTCCTTGAGTGATAGAGGCTCTAACAACAGAGAGTAAATGTGGCCCAACCCAAACACGACCGCCTCCTAGAGGCTCTACATCGTAGATAGGGTCTCTTACACTTGCTGCTGAGTTAAATATCCACCATTGAGCTTTAGTTCCAGCTGGATTTGTTAAGTCGGCAGTAATGCCGTCACCAATAGAATCTAATTCAAAATCTGAATCAAATCTACCACCTGGGGTATAGGCTCTCATTACTCTCCTTGATAAAAGTGCAAGTTAATCTTAAGTCGTGGGTCTGATGGATTTAACTCCACAGCCTTTGTTCCTTGAATAATAGCTTCCTCTATTTTACCCAATTTGTACGCAGATAACGCCATAAGGTCGTGTGGAAGTGAGCCCCAAGAATCAGCATCGTTTAGATATGCCAATGGTTTTTCAACAATAGCCAAAGCTGTCTTAGCGTTGTTGTAGCAGGCTTCCCAATCATTTAGTTGGTAGTAGGCGTTTGCTAAATCTACCCAGGGTTCTCTAAATTCAGGAGCTTCCTTAGCTGCTTCCTTTAAATACATTATTGCATTTTCAGGGTCGCACTTTGCCATATATCTCCAAGATGCAGCTCGCTCTGGAGCCCACCTGGCCGTCTTAAGCTCAAGGTGACGTTTAAACTCTATTAATGCTTTCTCATATAAACCGTGAAAATATAATTCTCTTGCGTAGTAGAACGCATTGCGGTCATCCTCTGGGGCTTCGTTTACCGAGAGCTCAAGCAAAGGGAAGTATTGACCTCTTGATTTATTAGGGTCAGGGTGATGATGTATTTCTAACTTAACCCACCCTTGAGTCTCCGCAATTCTGTCTGGAGTTATTACCTCATGTACTGGGTGCTTCCATCTATAGCCGTGACGAGCATGTATCTTGTCACCACCATACACAAGGCCTGGACTTCCATCAGGATTCCAGCTCCATGTGTATTGGTATCTAGGTCGGGTCCATTTTTGGGTGTGGGCCGATTCTAACTCTTCTCTCCAACCTGGCTGGAGAACTTCATCCATATCTAAAGCA